TCCTCTTAAGCTGGAAATGCGAAGCTGGGCCCCCAGCGGGGGAAGTTTGTTAACTCTCCACTGAGGGTTTTGCTCCAAAACCTCCCGATAAGACAATGAGTCCGTGAAGAACAGAAATCCAAGCTTTCGCCAGGTGAACTGCTGCTGAAACGGGAGGGATGTTGTCATGAACGGTTAGCCTTAGCGCGAGCCATCAAACGAGCACCAATTTCACGGCCACGAGTCAGAAGGAACCCCTGCTCCTTGGCAAGTTCTTCCATTTTGGCTTTGGCCACGGCACTGGAGGCACCAGGGTTGAACAGGTCCGTTGTCTCGTCGCTCTTTCGACTGTTCAGCTTGCTGCGGATTTGGTCCTGAATCAACTCAGGCGCTTGAGCTTCCTTCAAGGTGTTGGGAGCGGTATCGTCCTTCAGCTCTTCAACCCGGGGTTCCTTGCCGGTAGTAGCTTCGGGGGAGTCAGTCACGACTTCTTCGGTCACGACTTCTTCAGTAGGGGCTTCCTCTGTTGTAATCGCTTCGGTAGATACTTCTTCAGTGGTTGCCACAGGGGTTTCCTCAACCGGTGCCGTTACTTTCGGTGCCGTGGTGTTTGTGCGTTTGCGTGTTGCCATTGTTAGAACTTTTTAGGGAGAATGTTTTTCCAAGCAATCGGTACGATATGTTGGAGGGAGATGTCCGGCACACCCATCCAGGGTCTGGCGACCATCCGTTTAGTGCCGAACTGGTGGTAAGGTCCGTAGGAAGTGGTCTTCACCAGGAACTCGTCACCCCGGGTAAACAGAGCGGCACTGTCTAGCATTAGACCGGTGCGCCGAAGAATGGGTTGACCCGGGAAGTGAGCTTGTTTCCAAGCGGCGTACACGGGGGTAAGCCTTGCCCAGGGTTTTCCGGTGGTTGGGTCTTTCTCGTTTCGCTGAAAGGGACGGTTGTCCTTCATTAAAACGGGAGTCCATTCCTTTTGGGTTGGTTTCCACCACTTAATATTTAAGGGTTTGAGACCGTTTCCCGCAACTTTAAACGTTAGCATTAACCCCTCGCTGCTTTTTTATGAGCAGTTTCAACTTCGTCAACGTGGTTTTTGACAACGTCAATCATTGTTTGAATTTTACTCATGGGTTGGAGCTCAAGCCAGTCCATGGAGTCGTCCCAACGTTGTTTGCAAAGGTGGAAACCAATCTCTAACCAGTTTTCAACGGTTAGAATGTTTTTCTCAAGGATGTTTTCAGCAACCCAACCAATCATTTTTCGGGTTTGCGGGACACTTGCTATTTCGAGGACTTCGCTGTTTTGGATTAGTCTTTCAATCAACTCAAACATACTTCGTTTTCGTTGACGAAGAATCTGAGCAAAATAGAAATCTTTCGGTCTAATCTCACGCAAGTGAAAAACCAATCCATTCACAGTTAGGAGGTAAGAGAAATCCTCCAAGTCCTCGGACGTTAGTTTGGGTCTTCTTCGTCGGCTCCGCTGGCATCGGCTACAAGTTCGTTCAATTTCTTGATGTCACGAACACCCAGGTCGATAATCTCGTCGTAGGTGATTTTGTCGTCACCAATAACCAACCTTTCAATCAGCCTTAAGCCTTTCTCCACATCACCAGCCTTGCTTTGATCCTTCTCCATGTGGACAAGGTCACGACCAGTCATTTCACGGATAACGATATTCCGTCCATCCGAAAGAGTTGTGGAATAACTCTTTTGTTTTGTGTCTTTCTTGGGTGCAGGTGCCACAGTTTCAGCTTCGTTGGAAATGGTTCTCATAGTTTAGATGAGCGTTTGTTTATTTTTACCCTCGAATCCATCAAAGCGGATTCGATTTCCTCATTGCCTTCCCCCGGGGGGAGACTGAGGTAGATGTCCTGAGCAATCTTCCAGCTTTTTTCCGCGTCTTCCACTTGGTTGATTTCTAGTCGGTCATCGATGTCATCGAGCCAGAATAAAACCACAAGTTTTCGATATTCAGGGTCAACTGGAAGAGGAAAGGACATTATAGGGAGCGTAACATGTTTACGGTTTCTTGGAAGTCAAAGTAACGCAAGTTATACGCACACTCCACAGAAGATGGAATGACTCGTTTCTTTTTGTCGTAGGGTATTGTCAAGTAGTAAGTGTCTACTACTCCAGTAAACATTTGCACTCCAACTGTTTCTACTCGGGACTTTTTCTGTTTTCTCATTAGATGACTCCTTTTTGGATAGCATTAAATCGGGTGGTTAGTTTTTGAATAGCACCTATCTCGGAAAGCTCCCTCATTGAATGCTCAACACCTGGGGGCTCTTTCTCACCTTTTGGGTTTGAAACAGTTACGGTCTTCTCTTTGGGAGACTTGCGAAGACGGTCATCAATCGCCACCGAAGAGAAGTAAGCTCGGGATAGGGGGAGGTCAGGAATGCTAACCGCCGAGTGAAACAAACTCCAGGTATACATGTGAGCGATTTGAAACATCACAGCAAACTGCTCAGCGTATCGGTCTGGGGTCATAAACCAGATTTCGTCATGTATGCTGAGCACAAATCGACAGGGGATTCGGTATTCCTCAGCCAACCAATGTATGGAAGTCAGGAATACACTCAACACCTCAGCCCCAGAAGACTGGATAGTCCAATTAACTCGGGAGGTCTTAAAGTCATCACCCACAGCGGCAGGTCGCATTGCTGTTGATATTTTTGTCCCCAAACAAGGTAACTGAGGGATTCTAGACCTCATGGCAATCTCTTCCATGAAGTTGAAGCATCCGCTGTCGGACCCTCCCTCATAGATTCCATTGCGTTGCTTACCTTTCTTACTCTCAAGAATCTTGAAAGCGAAGTTTTTCACTTCAGAAGGAGACTTCTCAGGGAATTTCCTCCGAATGTAATTTTGGACTGCCCGGACACCGGCGCCATAGAGCACAGCGAATCCCGCAATCTTGGCAGTGTCCCGGTCTACACCCGCCAACTTGGCGAGTGCAGAGTGCGGGTCCGTGCCCGCTTCCTTGCTTCCGGATAATACATTGTAACCAAACGGAGAGCACCCAACGTGCCCGCCTTCCCACTTGTCACTGTAGATAGAAGCAATCTGAAGCTCCTGACCATCAAAGTCAGCACCGACGATTTTCCAACCTTCGGGAGCCTGCACACGAGACTTTAACTCAGTGCCAATACGCCAGTTTTTAGTGGAGCACATTGTTACCATCAGGGATTCCACGGTGCGTCGGGTCACAGTGCCGTGGCACAGAATCTCAGGGAGGGTGAGCAGTGCTTCCTTCCCGTGAGGATTTTGAGACAACAGGAATATCCGGTCCATTACCCGCTTTCTGACGGAAGTCCAATAACTTACCGAATTAGCTATTTCTAGGGCCCGCTTTGCCTCAGGGAGGTCACTACGGAGGCGACCCACTGCCATATCATCAACAAAATCCTTGGAAAGGACTCCACCAACGTTATCACCAGTCCCCTTAGGGTGGGGTATCTTTTCCATCTTCCCTTCCTCGTTGAGGAAGCACCAACCGTCATCCCGTGTGATTGTCATTGGGGACCCTTCCCATTCCAACTTCAACAGTAAGTGAGACAGGTTTGATTTCACCCCAATGTGAGTGTCAGGGTCTTTGATAAAGGGTCGCACCCAGTTTGGCACTCCTGCATACTTCCCCTTCAGGGTCTTTACTTCCCAGTCCAACTGTGACATCCAGGGGTCTTTTGCCACCCATCGGTCACGATGGTCTTCGCTCAATTCTTTCCACTCATTGTAATACTCCCACACCAAGTCCTGACACAGTTTGGTCATCTCGTTATTGTGGTCTTCAAACGTTTTTTCAACGTTTGCAACCCAGTCTTGCCAGTCAGGCACCAAAGGCACCACAGACCCATTCAAGTGATAGTGACCACACAGGGAGACCAGGGAAGGAGTGCTGTCGATGTATTTGGGCCACAGGGCTTGGAATAACTCAGCGGTATAGAAAGCATCCTTGACAGCGTAGTCAAGAGCGTCCGTTAGTAGTCGGTGTATCTGGGACATTTCGGTTGCTTTTACGAAGATGTCCCGGATTTCCTTGTCAGTGGCACCAAGCTCTGTGACATTCTCACCAAAGAATTGTCTAACAGCAGCAACATGGAAGTTGTAGGTGGCGACTAGGGAGTTTGTGGAGCCCTCGTCAAGCCACTTAGGTGCATACCTTAGTTTCCTTTTCTCTTCAGGTGTAAGATCCTCTGGATCCTTCCCAGCAAGTACGTAAAGCCAACGCTGGCCCCCAGCAAGACCGGAAACACCAATATGAGCAGAAAGAGTGTCGAAGTAAAAGTT